CCTATCTTTAGGTCTGAGCCAAATTGTAGGATCAGTAATGTTTCCTTCACTCAGAAACTCTTTGATAGACTCAGCAATACTTTTCTCACCAACCTCATGTGCTGCATCACAAAGTAATGTAATATCTTTCTCAGATTTTTGAACAGCCTCATTGTCACCTCTGTAGTAATAATGGATTTGTAGATAATCATACTCCTTGGTTGGATCCACCATGTACTTGGTAGGAATATAATCAGGCCAACCTACCATTCTATACTGGTCACCTCTTTCACCGTGGAAGAAGCACTCATAATCAGCAGTAAGTTTACCATTAGGAATAAATACGCCACTATTTACAGGCTCTAATTTAGTATCATAACTCTGACCGTTTACCCAATAAAGAGTGCTACCATCATGCTCAAAAGCAACAGGAGTTACTTCAATACGCATAATCTTTTGCTGTTTTAGACCTAGAATCCAATCAGGTTCTACTTCACAGATTGCTAAACCTGTAGCATTAGCCATTTCTCTCTCAACGTTAGTTAGGTTAAGTTCTGTATTATGATTCACAGAGTCTGCAGAATTAAATGTAGTAATTGGATAAAGCTTAATAAACTTAACAGCTTCTCTACTCATATTTCTAAGAATAGACTTAGCCATCTCTTTCCAGAAAATAGGAACAGTAGTGTTAGGGCCACTATGAACCATACCATACTTCCAATACTCAGAATCTTCAGGGGAGATACCAACGTAATGGTCTAACTTGATTCTAAGGATATAGTCTTGACCTTTGATGACTTTAGTATTATCATCAGCATCCATAGCATCAGCACTGAGTTTAAGACGATATTCCTTAAGAGACTTAGCCATCTCAACAGCTGGTGTAATAGTAGCATATAATATCTTATCTACATCAATAAGATCGCTACGAGTAATGCCACCAGGACCTTTATGTTGGAAATAGATAGCCATATTAGAATTGTCTACACCCTTAGCACCACCAACACGGATATCACCATCCAAACTAGATTCAGTTAGTGTATCATCCTCTACAAATCGATTAACTACATAAACCTGATTTACTTGATTTACTGTAAATAAATTCATTTTATAAAAAGATTAAATTAAACAAATGTGATTCTTAATCACTCTTACTATTATTAATACCTATTGATTTTGATTGTACAGCTAAAGTTACAGCTCTATCTACGATTAAGTTATGTAACGTCTCATTCATTTCACAACATGGAGTTTGAACATTTACTTTTCCACGTATAGCTAAGTCCTGAGGCAATGATGTAAGTATAATTGGTTTTGGCATTTTTAGATACTTAATCAAATATTCTCCTATAGTATAATCTTTAGCTGGAACAAGTTCTACTTTTCTATTACCATAGTCCAACCTTAACACTTTATATCTAGTTGGTCCTCTAAAAGGATTATCTTTAACTCTATCATATTCATCCTGTGTTACTGGATAAACTTTAACTCTTAAGTTTTTGTCACAGTCTTTAGGTGTTTTGGAATAAGTAACTTGTTCTAAAGTTATGAATGCTAAATCTTCTGGTAACTTAAAACCAACTGAATTGTCAGATAAATGATTTTCTAAAGTTACAGGATAAAGACCAGAAGCTTGTGGATGTTCACTGTCAGGTTCAACAGTAGCTTTTTTTGTTACAACTAGATTATCAAGATATCTTCTTAACTCTTCTGTACCTTCAAAGAAATCTCCATATATGTTCTTCCCATTATATAGATTCAAAAAGATTTCATCTTGGGCTTTAGTAAGAAAAAAGGACTTCTCATATTCATCTAGCGTTACAGTTTGCTTAGAAGCGCCTTCTCCAAAGTCTGCTTGTATACTGTAGCTATTTAAAGCTACATCCATTGCATTACTAAATTCCAGTTCACTATTCACTTCTTTGTCCTCCTGTTAGTGTTGCTGTTAAGTCTCCTAGCCAAGTTATCTTAGCTAACTCTACAGCTCTTTGTAGTATCTCTTCATGCAGTTCTTCTGGAGCTTCTATATCAGGATATGATATTGTTGATTGCTCCACAGGGTCTTCATTTTCATAATCAGGAGTATCGGGTTCTTCAGAAGAACTTTTAACTTTCTTGGGCCATCCACCAATAGTTAAATCTTTACCATCCCAATCTTCAGACCATATTGTATCGTCCTCAACAATTATAGGATTTGGAAACTTAATGTATCTAAGACTATACTTTTTAACGCTCTTATTATAGTGACTTATAAACTTTATTATACTGTTTATTTCACCACCACTTATGATTCTCCATACTTGATTTCTTAGTGGATATTTATAAGGTTTCGATTGTAACCTATTGTATTCCTGATAACTAAGTGGTACAACAATATACTTCTTATTATCGCTTTCTGTAGCTTCTTCGTTTAATATAAACATAATATCGTTTTCACTACTTAGGACAACTGCATTATTTTGTATATTTTCAAACTTAAGTTCCCTTGTTATACGACTGAAATCAATCTGTCTTTTTGGAGAGTCATCAATACCGTCTTGATACTTATTTCCTTTTGGACTAAAATAATTTTTAAATATTTCGTATTCAGCTTTAGTTAAGAATACAGATATTTCATAACCATTCAAATCAGGAGCTTGGTTACTTGTTTGATTGTTATACAATACATTGAACTGGTTAAGAAATTCACTACGTGTCATTTTATTCTTTTAGCTGTGCTTCAATATTAAACTTTAGTTCTTGATGTTTAGGTTCATTAAGATACATTGCAGCGATGCTTAATGTAGGCTCTTGATCATCATTGCACAATGGTGTACCCGTTTGTCTTAAGTATAGATAATCACCTCGCTTAGATATAATGCCAGCATCAATTGCTTTCTTAATAAGAACCTTGGTAGGTAGCAACTTATCTGTAACCACTCTTAAGAAGAATCTGGAATTAGTTTCAATTATAGTATTAACTTTATTCTGAAGAATTTCAAGTTTGGTTTTCTTAGATAGCGGTCTACCGTCTATAGTTTCAATAATCGTTCTAAGAGTATCAGCATCATCTTCAATTTTACCGAATTCCTTATAACACTGTACTTTAGTTGAAACATTAGTTCTAGCAGCTTTACTTGTTTCTTCGTCAGATATAATAACAAATTCGTATGTAGCTTTCGGTGCATCTTGAAGAGCTGCAATAGAAGGTGCTATTCTATCTTTATTTGCAAGCAAAATCTTGTATTTTATATAATCATTAGGATTAGATAAATCCAGTTGATTATCCTGTTTATGCAATGTTACAGAAGATATACCTTTAGGATTCGCTGTACTCCAGAAGTTATCTACCTTATTATATATAGATAGAGCGTTAGGCTCTAAGCCCATAATATACTCTAGATAATCCTTTTCATCTTTAGTAAGAACGTCGTAGAGTAAGCCTGACCTTAATAGAGGTACTGTATAAGTCTTTTTAGCATTTTCTGCCATACCTCCGTATAAAACATGTCTAGGGTCAGTAACTAAACCTGTTTGTTTATTAATGTGTCTTACAATAACTTTCTCATTTCTGAGACAATTAATAAGACCATAACCATTTACATTAATTCTACCAGCGTCTCTAGATTTTACCTCTTTAACTGGTTTCATTTCATTTTGTGCTACCATAGTTGGTTCTTCCATAATAGCATCATCATCTAAATTGACTTCTTCCAAATTAAGCTTCTTTTTAGCCATACTTCTCCTTTTAATAATTTGTTTTTTAATCCAAGGTAGGGAGGATTACTCCCTACCTGAATTGTTTAACGTTTTAGTGATTTTTATGAATGTTTATTTAGGCTGCCAAAATAGCAGGAATTAACGATAATGTTCTAGTAGGATCAAGAACACAAATACCTAATTTAGCCATCTTGTGAATTACAGCACTGTCCTCATCATACGATGCATAAGGATTATTGGTACCACCAGTAAATGGATTTGCAAATGGACCCCATTGATAACCTCTTCTCTCAGGCTGATTCTTAACAGCACACTTGAAGATATTAGGTTGGTCCATAGTACCAATGTCCATAATGTCAAATCTGTAACTGAAAGCAGGACCACCAAGAGGATGCTGAATCTTGTTTCTTACTGGGTCATCATAGTAAGGATCAACATCAACTTTAACTCTAATACCATTGGGACCCATATACTCTACAAACTGGAAGCCAGCAGCAAGAGCATTAGTATGTAACGGAGAGCTAGTCTTACTTACAACACCAAGTTGGTCACCATTCAGTGTAAACTGAGTCCAACCACTTACAGTATCAAGAACAGCTTTATGGAACAGAATAGCACCACGCTCACCAGTTTTGATTAAGAAGTAACGCTGGTTACCCATAGATAGCTTAGCAGCACTTAACTCATAAAGAGCATCCTCAATAAGTTTAATGCTAAAGTCATTGTAGAACATAGTATTGGCAACTTCCATTTGCTCATATAAACCAGCACCTGTCTTAATCATGTTACCAGACTTACCGATGTTCATATACTCACCATTAGCATTTCTGTTGCTTCTACCGAATGCAAGAGCATTGTTCTTGTAGTCAGAGAATTGGCACTCAAGCTCATAGTCTACATAGTGCATCCACATGTTCATAGTAGTCTTTCTACCATTGTCAACAATAGGAATACCTACGGCTAACTTTCTATTAAGCTTATTACCTGGAACCTTGTGTTGGATTCTGATAGTTGAGAACTCGTTTCTCATAGATACTGGTGCAGAGAATCTGATATCACCAACTTTTCTAGACATTTCGTTCTCAACAAATGCAGCTTCGATAGAGAATCTCTCACCTGCTTGAAGTCTATCATAAGGAACACCTTCGGTATTACCACCAGCAAGTTCTACCTTATAAACTGCATTAGTACCTTCCATTCTAGGCTCACCAAGAATACGGAACTGGTAAACTTCATTAAGATTACCAACAATGTACTCACCATCAGCAAACCAATCTTCACCAAATACCAGATAGAAAGGAGCAGTACCAGCACCAATCATAGTTTTGCTTTGGCCATCTACAAGCATACCATCTTCATCTCTAGCCTCAAGTAGAGGAATGTTGCGTCTTGAACTACCAACAACATCCCATGTGTATTCATCATCCGTTTCAAATTCCTTAGTTGGGAATTGATTTAAAAGAGTATCTAAAGTCTTACCTCTTGTATAAGCTAATAGTTGAACCATAAGATTAGTGGCTTTCTGTGGAGCAGCACCAAAAATCATACCAAGGTGATTATCCTTAGTTAAGCCTTTCCAAGTAGTAAATTCTCTAGTCTGAAACTTACCTAGTAAATTTGCCATTTAAAATAATAATTTAAAAGTTTATATATTAAAAATCTAATTTAACTCCAGGTCTTCCTAGGTAAGATTCATTATCATTAACTCCTGAGATAAATGAAATATCTCCAGCTGAAGTTCTTGAAGTTGAATTAATCTTACCTTCAAGATCTCTAAGACCTTTCTTAATACCTTTTTTGACTTTATTACCAACGAGTTTATCAAGAGATTTAAATCCATCAGTCATAGTATAGAAGAAACTCATCTTAACCCAAAAATCTTCTGGATTATCTTGTGCATACTTCTGTACTTCTGTATAAGTTTCACCACTTTCCTTATCTCTATAGACAGGCTTGGTTACACTATCATACATTCTTTGTCTAGTGGATTTATCTAACTCTATATCGCCAAAGACTTTTGTTTTGGTATCAAAGATTGCATCTTTAATTTTCTTCTCACGTTTCTTAAGATTCTCTTTTTCCTCAGCGTCTCTATTTTGCAATTCTTGCATATAACTCTTATAGCTGTTTGCGTAAAAGTTCTTAAGACTTTCCAGAGCATCTATAGCATCATCAATATCATTACCACTTTCGATAGTTCTGTTGACTTCCTTTTG